ATTATCAATTTGTTGTAACTTTTTAGCTGCCCAATTAACCCCTGATGTACCTCCCCAACCTAACCAAGCAACATATCCTTTGTCTTTCCAAGGTGTACTCTTAAATTCAGGACTTACTTCTGCATTCTTTTGATGTCTCCTAAAAGCTGACATTCTAGCAATGGTTTCCCTGCTTATGTTTTCTTTTTTTGCTAATTGATTTGCCCTTGTCCAACCTACCTGCGTCATTCCCTTTACTTCTCCTTTGTATTTATCCCTCCACCTTAACACTTTCTTAGCATTATTAGAAGCACTTTGTGGATAATCATTGTAAGTTTCTAAATTTACCATCTTACCCTGAAATGAACGATAACAAATAGCAATAGCCTGAGATTTATCGTGATACTGCATAAGCTGTGGTACACATCGAATCATAAAATCACTCTGCTTTTCTCCTATTTTTTTGTTTGGTATTGGCATATCTTAAAAAGTATAATAAACACCTTGCTTTTTTGTAACTAATACCTGTTTTCTGTTACCTTCTTTTTTGTATGAAACGTGCAACCACCTTGGTTCTTCTCCAAATTCCCAAATAAGTTGGTCAAAATCTAAATTGTCTTTAATGTAGTGAAACATTTCTAGGTTTGATTTGCCCCCCATTGAAGTTATATCTATAGCCTGACCTTTCATATGTGAAGATGTAATAGAGCCTTTTAAGGCAGTATTTAATTCTAAAGACCTAAACATACTATTAACTCTAATTGGTGCATCTACCCATTCCCTTAATGGTTCAAAAACACCTTCAGCCATTACCTCCATTGTTTCTAGTTGTTCCTTTGTTGTTTATTTATTATACCATTCTGTTTTGCATAATTTGAAACTGTTGCCTCTTTGTAAGAAATGTGTTTGCTGATTCTTTTCATAATAAATATATTTAAAATATTTTCTAATTTTTTAATAAGTGCCACATCACTTGTTGTGATTTGTCAAAGTCTAAATCAACGTGAATAAAAGTGTCAGCGATACCTATTCTTGTAAATCCAACGCTTATAAGAGCCTCAACAATTTTAAATCTAGTGGTCATATCTGTTGCTTTTATATCTACTGCTAACCCTTTAATATGGCTTGATGTAGGGTTTTTTATAGACTCAGGATGCGTTGGACTTCTATATGCTGAGTTAATAAAAAATGGAATTCCAGCAAACTCTCGCGCTTCATCTAATACAAATAAAAATTCATTATTCATATTCGTTTCAATTTCTTTAAAATACTTACTCATTTAATCAAAAATGTTTATTATTTTCCAAACTAAACCACCAATAAAAGTTAGTAAAGTCAAACTAATTGCAACCTTTGCTGTTGTTATCTTTTCTGTCAATTCTATTTTATCGACTCTTTCAGATATTACTCCAACCTCGTAAACCAATCCTTTTTTATCAGTCTTTTCATCATTCTCTAAAATGTCAGAAATGCGTTGATTAAATAGTTCTTGTTTGTTAAAAAAGGTAGAAAAATCTGCAGCCATCCTATACTGAATTGCTGCCATTGCTTTCTGTTCTTCTCTTATTTCTGAAATGATGTCTTTTTGTGTCATTATTCAAATGGATTTATTCCGTTTTTTAATAAAAACTCTGCCCAATCTAACTCTTTGTCGTAATAGTCAATTTGAACAAACTTAGTTTCCATACATTGCGTAGGCAAAATTGAGCCATAAGCCTTTATTTGTGTTCTATTGCCATCCCAACATATGAACCAAGTTTCAGGTACAGGATAACAAACGATTGTATTTTTTAGTTTTTTTAATTCAGCCATAATTTTTTTTAAGCAAGACCTCCGTCTGTTATTGTCCAATTAAAAGTATTAATTAATGATGTTCTTGCAGCTTCTGCTGCTCCTCCTCCATTGTACTCTGAATTACCAAAGTTTATGCTTATAGATGGTGTGTATCCACTACCATTCGGAAATGCTGCTTGGAGTGTTGCCTCCCAACCAATCAAAATGGCATCGTAATTTGATGTTGAAAAAGTAGTATTTTGTGCAAAACTTGTGAAATTTGTCGCGCTTGTTATATCCCACGATGATAAATTTTGGTCAACGTTTGTATCTCTTATTGCTAAACTAAAATTTGTTACACTTCCAACATCAATCGAACCCAATCCAACACCCGTATAAGATGAAGAGCCAAAAAAAGCGACATCAATTCTTGTAACATTTGAAAAATCCCAATTTGTAAGATTGCCGTTAAAAGATGAACTTCTAAACGTACCACTCATTCGAGTGACATTTGACCAATTAGGAAAATCTGTAGCTGTCCAATCGCAATTTGAAACACCATAAAATGCTTTGTTTTGACTAGAACCCCAAGCAATATTACCCCATTGTTTAACTTTTATTAGTTTGTCTTTATCCCCGCTATTATTAAAGAAAATTTGAGGAAATGTGCCACTTATAGATATATCATAATCTCCTGCAGCACCAAAAGTTATTGTTTGATTTCCTGCAACACCTGTAAAATTTTGACCATCTGAGGTGCTGATGTCGTAATTGTAGACTCCTGAACCTGTTGGAATTGTGATTGTTTCATTTAAAGAAGTTGTTCGCCAAGTCGTGATAAAAGAAGTTGTATCTCCGCCTTTAGAAAAAGCATAATAAATACTTCCCCATCCAACCTCCTGTGGACTTCCCCATAAACTTGAATTGTAAATCTCGTTTGGCATATTATAATTTTTTTTTCTTATTTTTCTTTTTTAAAAAAACCTTTAGCTTTTTAATATTCTTTTCTTTAGGTTTATAAATCATAAAACCCAACCATTAAAAGTTGCTTCATAGCTTGGATAAATGTCATCATTTGTGTTGCTTGTGTATTCAGGGTAAGTTGTTTGATTAAAACTCATAAAATCGATAAACCTTCTAGAATACCATTCTGCATTGGTTCTTGCCTTTTCGACTAAGAAATCAACTTCGTTTTTATCTACAGATATTGAATTTTCAGATGTATGTTTAAATACACCTCCTTGTTTAACCTGATATGCAGCGAATGGATAGTAGTTTGCCTGACCATACCAAATCAACATCGGCACAATATAGTCATCCAAAATTGTTTTCCATCTTGCATTTGCTGCTTGGTCTATTGTTGGCATTGCTACTGTTAAACCATTATACAAATCAGTCCCCATAATTTGTTGAACATCAATTTCTTGTGCTATCTTTATAAACTGAATAAACTTATCAGTCGATATGTTTCCGTCCATTATGGAATTACGGACTAGGTCTGTTCTATTTATAAATAATACTGTAGCCATTTATCTTCTTTTATTAGTTGGTAAAAACCCCTCATTAGGCATATCAATTGGTCTCTTTGCAACCAAAGCATTATTCTTTTCAGGTTTAAAACCTTCTTTTATTGCTTTGTTTACGCTTATAGTTGGTGCTAGTGGACTTTTAATATCTATGCTTCCTTTTCCTTTTTTCATATAAGTCTTTCTCATAAAAAAATGGTGACAAGCACCTCCACCTTTATAAAACCAAATGCTATAGGTATCAGCACCTCGTGGACCCCAACCTGCATTGACAGATTGCTTACTCATCATTTCAATATCTTCTTTTCGATATATCTTTTTAGCCTTAATCATTTTAGAGCAAAAATCTCTAGTAACATTTTCACCTTCTTCATTAAAAGTATCTTTTAAAGGTGCATATTGATACCTTACTTTAAATTGAACACCATCAACATCTTCATCTTGACTGCTTTTTGCATTAGGTCTAGCTGTCCCTGTAGATACAAATTCCCATAACTTAGAAAGCAGGCTTTTACCTTTTGTATTTAATTGGTCTATTTGATAATCTAATGCATCTTCTGCTTCATAATCAACTTTCCTTTCATCTATTAATTCCCATTCTGACAAATCTTCATCTTCACCAAATGATTCTAATGTTACTTCTTCTAGCTTAACACAATTAGGTACTTTTTTACCATTTTTGGTCTTCATTCCCTTTTGTTCGTAACCATCCCAACAAGGTGCTTTAAGTTCTTCGTGATTTATACAAGGCATAAAATATACTTCACCATCAACCTCCATTTCGTGAGAACCACCACACCCCATTTCTTTAGCTACCTTTTCTGCTTCTTCTTTGGTTTCATAAGCCTGTTTTCCATCAATCTTTTTAAGACTGAATTTCTCCATCTCTACACCTGTTTCTTCTTCAATAGTTTCTTTATCTTGTATTTCACTATCTACCTCAGTAAATTCTAGTGGTTGTAAGGTCGTAAAGTATAGATTTAAGCTAATATCATTGTAAGCTAGTATATTATCAAAAGAATCTATTAAAAGTTCCTGAAATGGTCTTATAACAGTATTATCCATCAATAAAGATGCAGTTTTAATTTCATCAGCATTTGAAGAAAAACCTGTAGTAGATTTAATACCTAGTAAAAAAGGAGATACAACCCTATGTGCTACTTGAATTTTTGATTCTGCTTCTTCTGAAAGGAATTGATATTGGTTATGTGCGTCCGATAATTGAACAGGTGTTATTTCTGCTTGGCTTTCTTTATTGTCATTAAAAGCTAGTATGAATTTACCACTGTTAGAACTTCCACTAAACTTTTGAGCAATCTTAGTTTCTATTAATTGTCGTTCCTGTTGATTTGGTGTACCATTGTTAAAGTTTATTAACATACTAGGACTCAAACCATTTAAAATGTTGTTTAAGTGGTAGTTAGATACTTCTTCTTCGAGTTCTGCATACTGTAATCCACCCTGATAATCTACAGGAGAATAGTAGTAAAAGCCTGATTTATAGGGTTTTACATAATATATTTCTATGTTTTCTTTTGACATTCCAAAAGCAGGAATTCTTAAAGGTTCATCACTTCTTTTTATGTTTGCCCAATCTTTAAAATAATAATAAGCAGGAACATCTCCTTCTTCATTTGCCTTTTCTGCTCTTAATGTTTCAATAGGAAAATGCTCAATTTGTGCAATTGTCTTTCTGTCTTTAGAATAAATAATTTGAATAGCACATTGCCCCATTAATTTAAGGTCATAGCATAATTTTCTGACTACAGCTTTTTTAAATAAAGAAACCATTTGAGCATACTCATTAGGCTTTTTATTTGAGTTTGTTGCATTTAGACCTTTTCCATAAATAGCCTGACTAATTCCATTGATAGCAGCATTATTTGTTGTAGAACCATTATATCTGTCAATAAGGTATTGAAAGTAATTATTGTCTGCACCATATTCAATATATTCTTTTCCTGTAACTTCTTTAATTTCAGGACTTGTATAGGTGCTTAAATTAACAAAGCCAAATTCTGATACCTTTGAATCTTTTTTAAATTGCCCATTACTATTTCTTACTTGTTTTTTCATCTTACTGTGTATGTATTATCAAATCCATTGTAGGTAGTAAATTCACCTTCGTTTAAATCATAATAATCATTGTTTGATTGGTCTATAGTTTGGTCTGTACAAAAAATTCTATCCCTGTAAATTGTTTCACCCCCAACAATAAGCCTTAAATCATAAAAATGGTTAATGACTAATATAGGGTCAAAGGTATTACTAAAATTTAAGTAATTATTTAAAGTTACTGCATCAGTAATATTATAAGTTTTTACCACATTAGTACTATCATCCCTTATTGATAAAGTAAAGGCTGCGACATAACTTCTAGGTATAATTGAAAACGATTGAGCAGTTGCGCTTGTTGTTAGTATAATCATTATTAATATAACGTAAAAAATACTCTAATTTGTAAAATCATTTAAGCAAAAAAAAAGCACCCTGTAAAAAGGATGCCTTAATTTTAACTAAATAATACTATGCAGTTGGGTCAATCTGTGCTGCACTTGCTGTTACAGCTTGTGCTGCTGCTAAGAAATAAGGTGCAGTTTCTTCCATTCCTTCGAATGTTAAAGTAAACCCTGAAAGGTCTCCTGCTGCTGCCCCTGTTACAACAGTACCACCTGTCGCTTCCATTCCATTTTCAAATCCACATAAGAACCTATTAGAATAGTAGTCCTCTACAACAATGTAGGGTCTAGATACTGCTAAAAGCTGCAATTCTGCTTGAGTTTTAGCATCTAAATATGTTAATGTTAGGTTTAAAGTCTGTGTATAAAAAGTCGTTCCATTTTCTCTGCTACTTGTTACAGTAGTTTCTAAACTAGAATTACCTTTTACATCAAATTCAAACCAAACAGGTGCAGGTGAAGCATCTGTAAATGTTGCTTCTTTTGTACTACCATCAACTACTACAGTAGCAATAGTTCCATAGTCTGCAAATAATACTTTCTTTATGCCTCCAAAGGCACTTTTACAAGGTAATTTTCTCCCTGTTGTTAATAGACAAGCCATTGATTTTATGATTTAAAAAAAAATGGGTAAGTAGAATCCTACCTACCCAATTTTTAAGATTATTAATTAATTTTAAGTATAAGAAACTAGGTCAGATGCTACACCAAATTGAACAGCACTTGTAAATCTCATTACCATTCTCACATTGTTACTTGCATCTAAATCTGTCATATCTAAAACCTTCACTTGTTGTGTAGAATTTAAAAGACCTGTTCCAAAATACAAGTTTGAACGTTGTGCAACAAACATTTTATTGTCTGACATTCCCGGGCAAACAAATATCTTCACACCATTTACTGTAAGTGAACCATTATTCCACCATTGTGTCCCCATATTAGCAACACCATTTGCTCCAAGTCCGTTACTTGCAAAACCTCCCAAGGCTTGAACGTAAAGTTTTGCTGCTTTACTTCCGATGTACAAGAATAAATCTTCTTTACCATACAATGCTGCAGGAATTGCTTCTACTGTTTCTGATAATTTTAGTACGATGTTAGCTGCTGTTAAAGCACCTCCAACAACTGCTTGTGCTGCAGGTACATCACCTGATGCTACTGCTGCTGCAATTAGTTTTTCAAATCCATCAAATGAATTGTTTGATGCTGCAGTTGTATCACCTCTCCAAATACAAAATTCTGTATTTTGTGCTACTTCAGAAGCAACGTGTGCAATCATAAAATCTGAAAATTTAGGAGGTAAAGTTTGACCTAAACCGTAGCCCATACTTTGGCTTTCCCACTCGTTTACGAAATCATACTTACACAATTGTAAATTAACTTGTAATTCAACAGGTTGGATAATTCTCTCAGTTAATGTTACAGAACTGTTTGGTGCAAAATCACAACTTGCAGGAGAAACTAAATTTCCTGTAGCTAATTTTTTGATTACTTCTTTAAAAGCAATGTTTGCCTTTACTGTTAAACCTCCATCGTCAATTGTACTCGCTGAAAGTAAAGCTGCTGCTATGTACTCACCTGCGAACTCACCTGAATATGAGGTAGTTATGTTAGTGTCTGTCGCTAATGCAACATTTTTTAAATTACTCATTTTTATATTTTTAATTTATTAATATTATGATTCTGATGCCCAAATTCCCTGACCTCCTACGATGTAGTATTCAGTTAAACTTACTGCTCTTAATTCTACCCAATCTCCTAATTTAGATGTTGCTTTTGTATTAATTAAGTCTTTACCTAATACACCTGAAGAATGAAAAACTGCTGCAGCTTGTGTCATTCCTCCGATAATTTTGTTTGAGTCTTTAGGTGAAATTGTTACAGTATTGTTTCCATCTGCTCCTGTATTTCTAAAAAAGATAGACATACCAATATTTCCTGTTGTAATTAAAGGAATACCAATAGTCAAGGCATCTGTTGCCACGTTATGGTCATTTCCAATATCTCCTTGTGAAATATCTCCTGTTGCTGTGTAGTAGGACTGCCCTACTTGATTGTACTCTACATCGTTTGATGTGTAATTAAAAGTTCCCATTTTTTTTTATTTAATTTATTTATTTATTTAATCTTGCTAAAACTCTTTCCATAGCTGTAGAACCCATTTTACCTTTTGCAAATTCTTGTCTGTTTTTTTGCTTACTTACTGATTCAGGATTGTGTTTTATTGGCTTTGCCGATGCTTCAGAAAATTCTTCTTTTACTGTTCTAGATTTTAAAGGTGCTTGGCTTTCTTTTGACATTTCTTCTTCTTCTACTTCTTCTTTAACATCTTCCATTCTATCCTTTTTATCATCTTTCAAATCTGCAATAGCATCTTCTAGGTTTTGGATTTTTACTTCCATTTGACGATAATCGTCTTTAGTAACGTAGTTTCCTTCGTCAGCTAAATCTTCAGTAATTTCTTCACCTTCTTCAGTTTCCTTTGCAGGAACTTCGTCAGATACTTCTCTAATGTCAGCAATTGTACCTTCTTCTTCTACAACAACTAAACGCCCATCCTCTAAAAGATATTCGCCTACAGGCATCGCTACCTTCTCATCGTCAGTTACGATAAAGATTTCTTTTCCTTTTTCAAATGACTCAGCACTTACGACTGTACCATTTTCTAACTTGGTTTCTTCAAGTTTCACCTCTATATTTAGAAGCGTCTTAATTTGGTTTAACATTTCGGTTGATTTCATATTATTAGTATAACGGATTTAAATTAAATATTTGCGTTTTCATTCTGTTCTTGTTATCACACCTATTCCCTGAGCTTGCATAGAACCATCACAACATTCAATTGAATACTTGCTAGTGTCCCAACATAAACAAGCACGCGAACCCCCTGTAGGACTTGTCCTAGATGGTATGAATGTTTTTTGGTTTCTTGTATTTCTTGCCATTAATTAGATGTCAAAATTTCTTTTATTTTTAATAAGGTCTTTTTATCAATTTCACTTGACATATCTTCTTTAACTGCTTCTTTAGGAGATTCCATTTTATCTGCAAAATAACCTTCAATCGAAAAACCCTTAACTTTATTTGTTTTAACATATTCATTCCAAATTTCATTATTATTTACTTTTACTGCACCCATCCAAGTCCCTACAGGAACATTTAAACCATACTTTCTTGACTTGTCCTGTATCTCATCTTCTACTAGCCAAGATTCAACCAATGTCAAACCTTTTAAATTTTCATTGTGTTCTAAAGTCGAATTATTTTGATAGCCATTTCTTAAATACAACTGTGATGCTTTTGCAATAGTATCTTTTGAAAAGAAAATGTAATATTCACCCTCATCACCTTTTCTGTAAATTGGTTTATTAGGAATAAGTAAAGCACCTAATAATATTCTTTTTTCTTTATCTATTTCAGCTAACTTTATTTCTTCAGTTTTTAAAGCTACAAAGTCAGATTCGATGGCAGGTGATTCTACAATTGAAATAGCTTCGATTCCACTTTCCTCTTGT